GACCACTATCAAAACGAAAGACAACTACAGGAATATCTCTATATTTCAAGGCGTATGGAAGCATCAAAACAAAATGGTAAGCTTGGGGGTAGACCAAAAAAACCTAGCACAGAACCTAAAGCTAACCTAGATAAAACCCCCCTACCCCATACCCCTACCCCTAGTCCTAAACAAACCAAAGTAAGTTATGCACCCTCCTTTTTAAAATTTTGGGAAAAGGTAGCTAATAAGGTATCAAAGGGAACAGCCGAAAAGAACTATATGAAGATAGAAGACGAATGGATAGAGAAGCCAGAAGAACTAGCAGAATTGTATAATAAGTATTATAAATCTGTAGAAGATAAACAGTTTGCTAAACAACCTGCTTTCTGGCTATCCGCTAAGAAATATCTGGATGAACAACCAAAAGCACAAAGCACAGAAAAGGTTGATTTGTATCCTC